TAATCTCCATGTTGCAATATATAAGCTAATCGAGCTTGTAATAGCGCATCTTCTTTAGTTAATTTAGCTTTAATAAAAGCATTTTCTACAGCTGGCCATATTTCTTTAGTATTAAGTATAGCTGCTGCTTTAACAGGACCAATACCTGGCGCTCCAGGAAAATTATCTACAGAGTCACCGCATAATGTTTGTAATGCATGATTATATTTTGCTTTCTTTTTAGTAATTTTTTCAACTGTTTCTAAGTCTACAGATATATTTCCAGGTATGGTTTTTAAATCTTTATCTATAGAAACAATAATTTTATTACCTTTTATATTTGGATCAGTTGCAAATATACCCATTAAGTCATCAGCTTCTAATCTTGGTTCACTAATAGCTTCATGTGTTTCAAATAAATATCTTTTTATTTGTGGTAAACAAACTGGCTTACGTTTATTAGTTCTATTTAATTTATACGCGGGATATATTTGTTTTCGAAAATTATGCGTATCAGATAAAAATATGTATACTTTTTTTGCGCTAAAAGTATTTGTTACATTTTTAATATAATCTTCTATTTTACTTTTACACTCATTAAAGTCTGTGTGCAATGTCCAAAAGTCATCACCCCAGTTTATTGCTTGTTCACTATTACTAGCTATTGTATAAGCTAATATATCTCCGTCTATTAATAATACATTTTTCATTTTATTTCCTATTGTTTATTTGCAGATACACCCGTAGAAATCACCTGTTCCATCATTCATGACATGAACATTAAAAGGCGCTTCATAATATGTTGTAAGATGTAATCTAAGAATATCGCAAAGATCAAAGCAATCTACTTCTTGCATAAGCTCTATGCCTTTTGTCATTTCTTTTGTTACTTTTACAAGATGATATAATCCGTCACTTAATAATATTAAATCCATAATGTTATTGATTTTTTGTTATCCAGTTTGCAAGTGTGTATAATTCTTCAGCAGTTGCATCTCGTTTAAGAGAGTTGGCTCGCGCTGAAATCCATTGAACGTTACCTTTAATGTAACCTCGTAAATTATTAATTCTGTCTAGCGAAGGGGAAAATTCATTTAAACCACCACCAAATATTAATGGGGTTTTAAAAACTGGGCATTTATCATCTTTAGGATAAAGTTTTAATACTTGTAATAAAGTAATTGAGTGTTCTAATTTTTTTCTTTTAGCCCTACGTTGTGATGCTTGCCAAGCTTGTGTAATACATATTACTTTATAGTAATCAGATTTAACCCAACGTTCAGTAACTCGAGTTTTACGAGTTCGTAAATCTAAATATGTCCAACCGTTTTCTGTATAACCACGAGTTAAAATTCTACCACTTAAAGCTCTACTAATGTATTGCTTTCCAGGTGTGGCCAATGTTGCTATCTCCAGTAAGTGGAACTCTGAGTTTAGATTTAACGCCAGCTCTTTCGATAGCTTTAATTACTTCTTGTTTAACAAATTCTTCTTTGCCTTTTTTAACTTCTAATATTAATTCATCGTGGATCCACGCAACTAATTTGCAATCATTATTTAAAAATGATTTACATTCAGCTATCCAATATTTACTAACTACTGCTGCGCCACTTTGTAATAAACTATTTAATGCACTATGTTGTGAACGACAAAATATTCGTCTACCGTCAAGTGCACCTAGCTCACCTGTTGCTGCTACTTCTTGAACTTTAGTTACAAGTTGTTTAAGTGCTGGTATCTTTTTTAAAAACTTATCTTTTAATTTATAACCTTCTTCTGTAGTAGTGCCCATTACTTCACCTATTTTTTTAGCACCCCCTCCATAAAGCCAAGTGTACATAAATCTTTTTGCTTTCCATCTTTCTTCTTTTTTTAAACCTAAGGCTTCTAAAGTTCTTGTGTGAATATCACCATGCACAACATCATTTGCGTAATCTCCATTGTCATAAGCTGACATGTAATGTCCTAAAATTCTTAATTCAATTTGGCTCATATCAGCGCCAACTAATACATAACCATCTCTTGCGCAAAACAAAGACCTACACTCTGGACCATATTCTATAATTACTGCTGGTACTTGTGCTAAGTTTGGTGTGCTGTGTGTTGCTCTTCCAGTTACAGCTCCATTAGTATTTATTGAACCATAAACTCTATTATTTTTTTCTAATTTTAACCAAGCATTTTTGCCTTCTGCTAATTGAGCTATACGTTTTTGCACCATAAAATATCTAGATAATACTTTAGCTTCAGGCCATTCTAATTCTTTTAAAATTTCATCATCAACTTTAGCTCTTCCATCTGGTGTAAATTCTTTAGGTTTCCAATTACGATTATGCTTTAATCTAAAAGCTATATGGTCTCTTGAGTTTGGATTAAATTGTATTTCTTTCTTTTTAATAAACGCAACACCAGCTTTATACCCCATTCTTTTATTATCTCTTTTTGGTATAAATGTTGTTTCTTCAACCCAAGGCGGAAAATATTTTTGTAGCTCTAATCCTAATTGTTCTCGTTCAGCTGACAAATCAGAATATAATTTTTGTGCTGCTTTAGTATCAAAGCCAATACCATTAGCCATCATTTCAGTACATAATAATTGTACATCATGTTCTAACTTTAAAGCTTCTTCTGAATATTCTTTACTTAATATTTTATTATATAATGTATGTGTAACCTCTACATCTTGTTGACAATACACAAGCATTTCAGGTGTAAACGTTTCCCAAGATTGAGGCTTTTCACCTTTGTACATTTTAAGTCTATAACCCCAAGCTTTTAAAGATTGAGAACCTATTAAATTTTTTGGAAAATCTGTATGAATTAATTTAAAATCAATTTCTTTAATATGTGCGTATATTAAACGGCATGCTACTAGTGTATCAAACAGTTCTGCTTTAGGTTTAAATTTTAATATTTTTTCTATTACAGGAATATCAAATGCTATAATGTTATGACCAATTAACATTTTTGCATTTTTAATTTTTTCAATACATACATTTAAGTCTGTAAAAATTTCATTTGTATTAATATCTTTTATTACTATGCAATGTATTTTAGTAACTTTGTCTAATAAATTATCACATTCTAAGTCTAATATATAATGCATTAATTTAAACTCACATATCTAACTTCAACTAGGAAAGCATACCTGCTTACTGTTGAAAGTATTTCTAACATATCCATAATTTGTTCTGCGTCCTCTATTCTATATACATACAGTTGTTGTAGTTTGTTTTCTTTTTTGGCTGCTGTTATTGCTTTGCCAATTTGTTTCAAGATGTAATCGTTCCACTTAACACCATGATAATCAAATTTCTTCATGCTCTTGTAAACGGCCTGTTGTTGGGTCGTAGTTTATTCTGCCACATAAACCTGTTTCACCAGACCAACGGTTTTTTAAAACTCTCACTGATGTAAGATTTTGTGTTTTTGCTGATTGCTGATTTCGTTCTAACCCAAGTACAATATCACTAAGTTGTGCTATTCCGTGACTGCCACGTAGTTGACCTAACGAAGTTGATGCGCCTTCTTCGTGACCTTTATCATTAAACGTTCTTCTTAAATGACTAACTACTATTAAACCTATTCCAGTTTCAGATACTAATGATCTCAAACCAGTCATAATAGCATCTAAATTTCTTCGTTCATCTCCACTTTCATTACCTGAAATAACAATACTTAAATGATCTAAAAATATATATTCACATTGTAAAGCTTTAGCTAAGTATCTTATTTTTGAAATTAAATGTCCTTGTTCTAAAGAACCAAAATGATTGTATAATAATACATTACCATTATTAAATAAGTTTTTAAAAGATGAAGTAAGTTTTTTCTTATCAATTTTTTCTGTTGTTAAATGTAAAGGTGTGTTTAATTCTAAACTTAATAAACTCTCAGCAGATTTTTGTATACTTTCTTCTAATGCAATATATCCAATTTTCTTTTTTTCTTTTATTAAATGATAAGCTAGCTCACGGCAAAATTGACTTTTCCCAATCCCTGTTCCTGCTGTAACTGTAACTAATTCACCTTTACGCAAACCTTTAGTTTTAATATTTATAGATGGAAACGGATAATTAATTGTTTCTACAACTTCTTTATTAACAACTTTATCTAATAATTCTGATGCTTCTACTATACCATCTGGTCTAAATACTTTTGCATCCCACAAACAATTTAAAAGTTCTTTAGTTCTATCTGCTACTAACATTTCGTTAGCATCTTTCATTGGAAGTGTTGCTATCTTAGCTTGGCCTGGTTGAAATAATTCTGCTACTTGTTTGGCTGCTTTTATTCCAGGTTCATCTTGGTCAAAGCAAATTATAATTTCATCGTAGCTTGATAAAAATTCGAGAGATTTAGTAACATCTTTAACAGCTGAATGAGCGCCATTTTTTAAAGATACACATGGCCATTGATTACCGTATACTTGACTAACACTAAGACAATCTAATTCGCCTTCAACAAGTGTTAATCTTTTTCCAGAATTTCTAAATAGTTGTTCGCCAAATAAACCTGTATTTTTAGCATCACCTAACCACGAAAATCTTTTATCTTTAAATCTTAATTTATAAGCGCCATTACCATAATCTGCTACATGCACTAATTCATTTTTGTATTTAGCAAATTTGTAATTATACTTTTTGCAAGTATCAATTTTAATTTTTCTAGAAATTATTGGTTTGTATTCTTGTTCTGTAAGTTCAATCATATTTGTATTTTGTATTATTGGAGTTTGTTGCTCGGCGTGTTCGTAGTATTGACAACCAAAACAATATGCATGGTTATCATCATAGCGAGCTAAGTTGTCCTTTGAATTACACGATGGACAAGGTTCGTGTCTTAAAAATTTTGCGGAAGTTTCCATATTACCTTTCTTAAATTTGAAATGCGAGCGAGGATATTTGTATTACTTCAAAGCTATGTAATGCTTAATCAAGTTAATAAGATTACGGTTTGAAATAATTACGCGTCCTCGTCGCAGTTCACTTTTCTCCAAGGTAGACCGCTAGGTCATCAAGGCGGTATTAAATATTACCCTTTAACGCGCATTTTATTTGGTTTACAAATCATATCGAAAGGCAAAATGATTGTAGGTCTTCACCTACTATGACTGCATACCATCTAAAACTAATTGTTTTGTAGTTTCTTCAAGTGTATTTTTTAACAAACCTGTATCATTTTTTAATTCAGGCTTTTTAAAATTTTTACCTTTAACCATGTCTGGCATATTGAATGGATTAGAGCGTACTAAATTAATACCAGGAGTTTTTGACATATTTGAATTATGTATATTTTTCCAAGCTTTAGTTGTGTTGCATTGAAAAGCTTCTAATGTTCCTAAAGCAACAACTATAGTATCAATTAAACCGTCTAATACTTCTACTCCATCTTTTTTATAGTAAGCATCTAAAGTTTCATCTACTTCTTCTTTAAGTAAATCTAATCTAAACTTTAAATATTTTTTTAAAGCAGATTTATTATTTTTATTTTTTGTAATAAATTCGGTAACTTGAAATTTGTCTTGTAGTTCTTTTATATTATCTAACACGTTATTCCTTTAATAAATATTTTATATTGTTGTTATATTTGTAATTCATAATATCCAAATGCTCCGGCAAAAAAGTATACAAACTATCTTGTGGTTTAAATGTATACGCTGGCGAATGATATACTGTGTTCTTTAATTGAGTTTCAACATTTTCAAAATGTTCTCGGTAAATGTGCGCATCGCCAACAACCATTTTAATATTTTGTGGTTGTAAGTTTGCTAAGCTTGCGAAACTTAAAAGCATCACGCAAGCTAAAATTATATCAGATGGAATACCAATCATCCAATCACCGGACCTTTGGTTCCACAAAAGATTTAAGTTAATTCCATCACTCCAAAATTGATAACTATAATGACAACAAGGTAAATCAACTTTAGATAAATTTGATGGGTCCCAACCAGAAATTAATAATCTTCTGCTTGTTGGGTTTGCTTTTAATTCATTTAATACTTGTTCATATTGATTTACTCCTCCCCAATTAATCCATTTGTTTCCGTAATCAACATTAATATCGCCATCAACGTCAGCCCATTGGTTCCAATAATTACAATTAAATTCTTTAAATGTATTAATATGTTTTGGTTGTCTAACAAATGCAGCGTATTCGCCTAAAGCACTTTTATAAAAAATTTGTCTTGATGTTAGTAAAGGAAAATATTGTGAAATATTAAAATCTAAAGTTTGAAATGGTAAACGTTTTGTAACACCGTTTCTGCCTGATTGTACAATACCTTTTTGTAGAATATTTGAGGCTACTGCTAAGTAATCTAATTCTACACTACTCACAATATTAATCTCTTAATTTTATGTTTTTGCAACTATAAACGTGCAAAACACCTCTATCATCTTCAACAACAACTCTTATTGCATTTGAAAGTTTTGGAAATATAGAAACAATTGTGCCATCAAAAGTATAATCACCTCCAACTTTTGAAACTTTATCTCCTACTTTAAAAGTATTTTCATTTGACATATTTACCTCTTGTTTTTTGTTTTTAAGATACGCAGCAAACATGCATGCATAAACTGCCATATCCATTAATGTATCGTCTAAAGCTTCAAAGTTTGTTTTTTGATTGCCTTCAACAATATTTCTCATTCTTAAATATTTAGTGTGCAACATGTGAGCATAAGATTTTTCTTTGTACGGAAAGTAATCAACTTCTTTCCACGTGCTGCCTTGATA